GCATGACAGTAGGTCAAGCGGCTCGTGCATCGGCAAAAGGTGGTTTTGCGGCTGGTGTTGCTGGCGAGGCAACACGCGCTCCATTTGATCCTAATGCTACTAAAGCAGAAGTTGGTATGACACTTGCTGCATCTACAGCACTAGGTAGCTTGTTTGGTTCTATACCATCTATTTACAAGAATATGCGAGTACATACAGATGATGCCCTCAATACAACAAAAGATATGCTTACAGATCGTGGTGATTTTGTAGGTGAAGTTGATGGTTATACAGTGTCTTATGTGCGCGGTGCAGATCAAGAGCAAGCAGTTAAAGTAGAAAAAGATCAGATTGAAATAAATGAAGATATTGCAGATAGAGATTATGATGCGGCTGTTTGGACACAACCAGAAGTAGCTGGTGCAAGAGCATTTAATCCAGGCGATATAAAAAGCCGCAGAGAATACAAAGACTTTTTGGTTCACAAAGAACTTGTTCGATCACAAGTAAAACGAACACCAGGGGAATCTGATGCTAGTTATGTAGATCGTATTAATACGCTAGCTTTTGAAAGAACTATTGCTGGTGAAGGTTTAAAAAAAACAGTTGCAACCAACAATATTTTTTACAGAGCATTGTCTACACCAGCAAAACGGATCCTGTTGAATGATAAAATACCAGAAAGTGTAAAGCGTATTTACACTACGATTAATGGCAATGCGGCGATGGCTACAGCCAGAAACATGGCTGGCAAAGGCTATCAATCAATTATGCAAAGGGTTCCTACTCATCAAGCAAAAGGTGAGGCTATGTTACGAGAGTTGCGTATTTTGTATGACAAAGAAGTGTTAGTTGATAAATCTTCTGTTGTGCTAGGCAATGATGCTAGTGGACTATACACACATAGATTTTGGTCTACTAAGCCAAGTTTTGAGCAATGGTTTGATGATTTAGCTAAACGCTATATTGAGTTTGGTGAAGATTGGAATGTACCAAATAGATACAGCAGTTTGTCAGATGTAGATAAACAAAGTTTTACAATACTTAGAGAGTTTTTTGAGGGATTTGAAAAACGTGCGCTTGAGTTAAATCTTTGGAAAAGCAAAAAGGACATCGAAACTACTGTTAAAAATCTCAAAACAAAAATAGAAGAAACGGAAACAAAGATTACAGATATCCAAGCAGACAAAGCAAAGCCTGGAATAACTAAAAAACAACAAGCCTTAATTGATAAATTAGGTGAACGCCTTGCAAGGTTGCGTAATGATTTAGAATATAATGAAACATTATTGGTAAATGGGATTGATCGACCAAAATTTTACTTTCCGATTTACTATGACAAAATGAAATTGCGTGATCCTCAACAACGAGAAGTATTTACAGAAATAATTGAAAAACATATTGAACAAAATCCAAAAGAGTTTGTTTGGAACGCAGTTTCTAAAAAAATGGAAAAGCGTGATCCTAGTGTAAGTAGCAGGGAAATTGCTGAAGGCGTTGTTCGTACCATTATGGAAGAAGCAGAAAACTACACACCAGGCACAGGATTGGTAGGTAGTAAACATACTCGTATGCGTACTCTTGATATTCCAGAGTGGAAGGTAAAAGACTTTATTATACGGGATCAGCAAGTTATTTCTGCATACACACGCAAAATGGGTCAACGTATTGAATGGGCTAGTAATTTTGGCAATAAAAATATTGATGATATTTTAGATGAAGCTGAAGAAGTAATGTACAGAGATGGAAAACTTACAGCAAAAGAAATTGCACAAGTGCGCCGAGATTTGATTGCTGACTATGAATATACAATGGGTATGTACAGAAGAAACCCTGATAGGTGGGATCAACAAATAGTTGATGGTTTGAAAGATCTTGCAGGTCTGACATATCTCAACAATGCTGGAATAGCCGCATTGGGTGATTTAGGTGCAGTTGTATTTGAGCATGGATTTCGTAGAGTTCTTGACCCAATAATAAGTAATACAAAAGCAGAAACTTATGGGCTTGCACTAAAAGAACAAAGAAAAATAGCAAGAGGTTTGGACATTATTATTAATGCTCAAGCAAAAGCTAGACTTGTATCTGATAATATTACTCGTGTAACGCCTAATGCTAAAGAGCGTGTGCTAAATCCAATTACCAATGCATTTTATAATATACCTTTGATTGGGAATAACCTTGGGGTTATTACCCGATTTGGTAGACAAGTAGATGCGGTACTAAGGCAAAGTCATTACATTGAAAGAATCAAACGTATTGCTAATGGCAAAGCACAAGGTGATGATATTGAATATATGGCTCGGTATGGTCTTGAGTTAGAAGATTGCCAGGAAATAGCCAAGTTTGATGCAATTATTCAAGATGGAAACTTTTACTTTGCTAATGTAGATAACTGGCCTCAAGCAACTGCAAGAGAACGTGAGTTACGTTTTAAGTGGGAATCTGCAATGGACAGAGGTTTGGGCAACACAATTATGTTTGCTACAGCCTTTGATAAGCCAATTATTACTCGTGGTGTTGTATATGTACGAGAAAACTGGGCAACAAAACAGCTTGGCTATACGGCAGATAAACAAGCATCAACACGAGATGTAAATCTTGTGCGTATTGAGAGTGGTATGATGACACTGCCATTCCAGTTTTGGGATTTTGGTCTTGCCGCAACAAACAGAATTACAGCGTCACTAGCTGATCCTCAAAGAATGCACAGAGTACAAGGTGCAATAGCATTGTTTGGCATGGCATATTTATCTCAAAAGTTCAGACGACCTGATTGGTGGTTTGAAAGCAAGGATAATGCAGACATCATTGCACGAACTTTTGATTATTCTGGGATTATGGGTGTATATTCAGATATTGCATATATGGGATTGCACATGGCTATTGGAATAGGTGCAATAGATCCAGAATATTCGATTATACAAGGCAAGTATCGACCAACTGGAACTGATGCATTTTTAGAACCATTTGGTGCAACACCAGGAATGATAGGTGAGTGGGTTGGTGCTGTGAATGATGTACTGGAAGGTAACGAATCTGAAGCGGCAAAAAAGTTTGTATATAATGTGCCTCTTGGTTGGGGGTCATTGTTTGGGTTAGACCAAGATGTTCGTGGATTTGTTAGAGAAAGTTTGAGTGGTAACTAAAGATTATTATGATAGGATTCGCCTATGACTATAAGTATTGCAGATAATAATCCACGCATAGCGTATACAGCAACTGCTGGACAAACAGCATTTACTGTTCCGTTTGAGTTTTTTGATAACTCAGACCTAAATGTGTATATAAATGAAACACTTAAAACTATTACTACTCACTATACAGTGAGTGGGGGTAGTGGTTCTACTGGCACTGTTACACTTACATCAGGTGCAACAGTAAATGACAAAGTTATTATTACTCGTGATGTAACACTCCAAAGAACAACTGACTTCCCATCTTCGGGGCCATTCCAGGTTGCATCTCTTAACACAGAGTTAGATAAGATTATTGCTATGATTGCAGATCTTGAGGATCTTGCAAGTCGTGGCATCACTCTTTCTGATAGCGATACTGATGTCAGCGTTACTCTTCCAAATGTTACTGGTCGTGCTGGCAAGGTGCTGGCATTTAACTCCACTACTGGTGCTGTGGAGGCTGGCCCGACTATTACAGCTACGCAAACTGTTGCAGATCAAGCGGCAGATATTGAAACTTGTGCTAACAATATTTCTGCTATTACTGCCGCTCCTACACAAGCTACAAATGCGGCTAGCAGTGCAACCAGCGCGGCGGCTTCAGCAAGCACAGCAACAACTAAAGCATCAGAGGCATCAACATCAGCTAGCAATGCAAGCACTAGTGAAACAAATGCGGCAAGTTCTGCTACATCTGCCGCTACTAATGCTACTACAGCTACCACAAAGGCTAGTGAAGCAAGTACAAGTGCTACCAATGCCGCTAGCAGTGCATCAACAGCTACGACTAAAGCAAGTGAAGCGGCTACTAGTGCAACTAACGCATCTACTTCTGCTAGCACAGCCACCACAAAAGCATCTGAAGCGGCAACATCAGCTACAACTGCTACTACAAAAGCAACAGAAGCCGCATCATCAGCAACAGCAGCAGCTTCATCTGCTACAGCGGCGGCTAGCTCTGCAACTGCGGCGGCATCTTCCGAGACTGCGGCGGCGGCTTCTGCGGCAAGTGCGGCTACAGCTTTGGATAGTTTTGATGATCGTTACCTTGGGGTAAAATCTAGCAATCCCACAGTAGACAATGATGGAAACGCCTTAGTTGCAGGTGCTTTATATTTTAATGATAGTGCCAATGAGATGCGCGTATATGATGGTGCAAACTGGATAGCCGCAACCTCGGCTGGCAATGTTTCTCTTATCCTGTATGAGTACACCGCAACCGCAGGGCAGACTACATTCTCAGGCAGTGACGATAACAGTGCAACACTGTCCTACACCGTAGACAATCTCCAGGTTGTGATGAATGGTGTGGTGCTTGATCCAGCAGATTTTACTGCAACCAACGGCACTAGCGTTGTGCTGGATAGCGGAGCTACGCTTGGCGACCAGATAAACATCTATGCTTTCAAATCCTTTACTACCGCAGATATGGTTTCCAAAACTTCTGGTGGCACGTTTAGTGGTGCTGTTGGATTTAGTGGTGGCATTACTGGTGATGTTGCATTTGACACCAACACCCTGAAGGTAGACAGCACGAATAATCGGGTTGGATTTGGAACTGCGTCACCAGCCGCACCTGTTGATTCTGTTGCCAATACAAATGGTGTTTCACTGAGGGTTCGGGCAAGGTCGGCAGACGAATTTGGTTTGATTGAGTTTGTGGAAAATGATGGTTCTACTGCACATGGTTATATTGGAACTCCTGCCGCAGATACACTTGCGTTTTATACAAACGGACTTAATGAGCGTCTTCGTATCCTGTCAAGCGGTGGCCTAACCTTTAACGGAGACACAGCCGCCGCCAATGCGCTGGATGATTATGAAGAAGGCACTTGGTCGCCAACGCACGGCGGCAATACGATGACGCAATCTACTCCTTGCAGATATACAAAAATTGGTCGTGCTGTTTTTTTAGTCATGGATGCTACATCTGCCGCTGGCTCAACAGCCACTCAGTTTATTGAGAATTTACCTTTTACGCCCGATGGGTCATTTGGTGCGATGCACATAGCTTTTGCAACAGCCGATGGAATACAAGGTGGTTATATAAATATTTCAGGGTCAAAAATAAATTTAGTGCAAGCTGGTACATCCGCTAATGACACACTCAATGCTGGTACCCGAATTATTGGAATAGGGTTTCACTTCACAAATGCTTAGATATTAGGGGAGATAAAAATGGCACTCACAAAAGAGTTTGAATATGACTGCGAAGTTCGTGGCGTTCATAAGAATGTTCAAGTTCGTAAAGCAACGATTGTTAAGGATGATGGTGCAGAGGTAAGCCGCACCTATCACCGACACGTTTTGCATTGCCGCACCAAGACTGGCAACAGTTGGGGTAACACAGACATCTCAGGCGAAGATGCAACCGTACAGGCTGTATGCAATGCGGTTTGGACGGATACCGTTAAGTCTGCTTACGAAACATTTATGGATAACCAACCAGGGCCAGCATAATGACAAGCAAAGCAAGACAATTAGCACAAACCGCAAGCGCACCTGAAGGTCGGAAGAACATTGTAATAAATGGTGCAATGAACGTCTGTCAAAGGGCTACCTCAAAATCTGGTTTAGGCGCAAACACTGATAGTGGATACCACGTTCAAGATAGATTTGATTTGGTTTTAGCTGGCAGTACTGCTGGTCGTTTTACAATGTCACAAGATACCGATGCGCCATCTGGGTTTGGTGCAGCGATGAAACTAGATTGCACAACTGCTGATACTTCTATTGCGGCAGACGAGTTTTTTGCCATTAGCTATCAAATTGAAGGGCAAGACTTACAGCAATTAGCAAAAGGAACGTCAGACGCAAAACAACTCACAGTATCTTTTTTTGCGAAAGCTAACGCATCTAAAACTTACGTAGTTGAGCTTAAAGACCACGACAATAATAGAACTTGTTCGCAGACATATACCGTTGGAACAAGCTACAGTCGCATCGAGCTTACGTTTCCTGTAGATACAACGGGTGAGCTTGACAATGACAATGCAAGAAGTTTTGCAATTATTTTTTATTTTCATGTTGGTAGCACCTACACAAGCGGTACGTTGCAAACAGCATGGGGGTCACAAACAACTGCGAATCGTGCAGTGGGTTGTGAGAGTATCTTTAGCAGCACAGACAATACATTTTTTATGACGGGTTTGCAGATGGAGATTGGCTCTGTAGCTACTGAGTTTGAGCATCGCAGTTTTGGTGAGGAGTTGGAATTGTGTCAGAGGTATTATCAAAAAACATATCCATATTCGACTGCTCCAGGAACAGCAACACTAAGTGGCATAGTAGGAACAACACTTAGACAAAGTGACCAACAAACAGGATTTATTGAAGGTGACTTTCAATTTACATCAAGAATGAGAGCCGCCCCAACTATGACAGTTTATGACAGAGATGGAACTTCAGGTAAGGTAAATTATTATATAGGTGGCTCAACAACTGCTAATTTTACTGCAACGATTGTGTTAATTGTTGATAAGGGTTTTTCTTTTTTCAGCGACAACTCAACCACTAAGGGCGGTGTTAGATTTGCATATGAAGCAGATGCGGAGTTATAATTATGGATAAAATGAATATTACATCTGCAAAATATCAAGCACATGATGGTGAAACAACATCTATTAGGGCAACAATAGACGGGCTTCCTATGACTGTGCCGCTTGATACAGACAACCGCCACTACGCAGAAATCCTACGCCAAGTAGAAGCTGGCACACTAACAATACAGGACGCAGACTAATGGCAAAGCCTACAGTGCAGTCTGTTAAAACTCAGATTGACACGCATGAAGCTATTTGTGCAGAGCGTTGGCAAGAAACAATTAATCGCATCAAACGCCTGGAAATGGTTATTGTAGGTACTGGTGGAGCAACAATTGTTTTACTTCTTAACATTGTAATAGGTGCTTAGTAGGTGATGATATGGTGGAACCAGTATCTGCCGCGCTAACAGGAATTGCTTTAGTACAAAAGTCTGTTTCTTTTATAAAATCTAATATAGCCACAGCTAATGATATCAAAGACATTGCAGGTGCTTTGGATGGCTTGTTTGCTGGTGAAAAACAGATACAGCAAGAACGATTTGGTAATAAGTCGATGCTTGGTCAAACCAAAGATGCTGCACACATGGTCATTGACGCAAAATTAGCTAAAGAATCTATGGATGAGATGAGACAACTCATTAATGCTCGTTTCGGCCATGGCACGTTTCAGCAGATTATAGCCGAGCGAAATAAACAAATTCGCGAAGAAAAAGAACGCATTGCCGAAGCCAAGCGTATTGCTAGAAAACGAGCGCAAGAGCGTAAAGAACTGATGATGATTATTGGATCCGTTGTGGGTGGTATTGCAGTATTTATGTTGTTTTTATTGGCATATCTGGCAACAGAGTAGGAGATCAGTATGTGGGGTAGTTTGATATCACCTCTTGCAGGGATTGTAGGTAACTATATGGAAGGCAAGGTAGAAGAATCAAAAGCCAAAGCAAAAGCCAAGGTTGCAAAGGCAGAAGCGCAAGCAGAGGTATCTAAAAAAGTAGCATCAGGTAAAATTGATTGGGAAAATACAATGGCTGACGCCACAAAAGATTCCTGGAAAGACGAACTTTCTTTGGTGGTTCTGCTACTTCCTCTACCACTTGTGATGTTTGAAGGCACACGGGATGCAGTTAAAGAGGGTTTTGCTATACTTGAAACACTACCTGATTGGTATCAATATCTTCTTTTTATTGCTATCAGCAGTAGTTTTGGGATTAAAGGTGCCGACAAACTAATGAGCATGCGCCGAAAAAAGTAAGGGCTCCTGCAATGAAACTATCACCACACTTTTCTTTGCAGGAGATGACAAAAAGTCAGACAGCACTCAGGAACGGCATTGATAATACTCCTACCTCTAAGCATAAGAAATCACTAGAAGCCCTCTGTGTGAACGTCCTAGAGCCTATACGGGGCAATTTCAAAGCCCCTGTGATTGTATCTAGTGGATATCGTAGTGAGGCATTGTGTTTAGAGATTGGCAGTAAGACAACCAGCCAACATGCAAAAGGACAAGCCGCAGACTTCGAGATCATTGGTATTTCTAATTATGATGTTGCCTGGTGGATACGAGAAAACTTAGTGTTTGATCAGCTGATACTTGAGTATTACACACCAGAAGATCCTAATAGTGGCTGGATTCATATTTCTTACAGAGATGATGGCAAGAATAGAGATCAATGCCTGACATTTGATGGTACTAATTACACTATTGGATTGGCGCAAAAAAAATAAGGGGCAGTGTTCAATCAGGAGGCACTGCCCCTAGTAAGTGATACTTAAATTTTCCCTATCCTTTTTACGACTAACAGGGCATTGCGATAGTATTCAATGCTGAATAGCTGGACATGGAATACCACGATTTAAGTTATGAATCACGAGACACACTTACTTGCCCCGTCGTCCAAAAAGGGGTTAGTCAACCAATTCCTTTTTTGAATTGTTCATCAATATGTACTACTCGTAGTAATTTGTTTGGTTTGCGTTTTGCTAGTTCTATTTTGATTTCCTCTATGGACATACCTGCATTACTCAGACTGTGTATTGATTTGCGTAGTTCGTAGTATTGCTTCCAGCGTCCACCCCATTTGCTTGTTGGGGGGCAACGTTGGATTTGTATTGGAGCCTGGTCTGACATCAATCAAGTGTATCAGACATACTTTTATCTAGTAAAGGTACACAGGTTGCAAAGGTAAAGCTGCCAATAGGTTCTTCCTCATTGTATTCTTCTGCCTCTACCATGCATTCTTCTGGTGAAATTGTGTAGGTTACATCTCTAATTGTGTATTTGTGAGGATCACTCAAAGAAGTTGCTACAAATACAATCAATAAATAATCAAACATTGGACATATCTTTCATTGAAGGAATGGTGGCAGGGTCACGAAAGGAGTTAAGCGACCCTGCCATAAACCTTAGAATCCTACGTCTGGCTCTGTGGGTTCACCACGTTTGTCTGACAAAGAAAGAGACATGTAGTTTAGTCCTGTTTCTTTGGCTTGTTTAGTCCAGACGGAAACACGTCTGTTTCCAAATGGCCCCGAATAATCGGGATGCTTGTCGGTTTTCTTATCATCGTTTTTGTACAACGTCCCGACTTTTTCATAGAGGTCGATAATGTCTTTACCATCTTTGGTTGTGACCATAATAGCGGCCACCCGTTTTTCTTGTCCATTGTCATCAATAGTTCCTGTTAGTATGACCCTGGTATTTGGTTCAGAGGAATCAGGTTTGTTGCGTGGTGGGAATAGTGCGCCACGATTAGTATCATCATATTGCGTCATAGTATATTTCCTTCTCTACTGATTTATCGTTAAAACGGATGATCTGAAGAATTTGATTCTGATGTTGCTTGTTTTTCAGGTTGTTTGTCTGGCAAGTTGTCTGCCAGCTTTTTCTTTCTAGCTTCCTGTTTGTCTTTCTCTGCTTGTGCATCAGAGATTTCATCAGCATCATCATCAGGTGTTGGTAGTCCAAAGGCTGAACATAGTGCATAGCGTTTGGCATATGTAATACCTGATCCATGTCTTTGTGAATTTGCTTTGTCTTTTTCTTGTACATGGATTAATGCACGACTTTCTCGCGTTTCACCTGATTCATGCATCAATATGGTTCGTACATAACTAATGTGTGGATGTTCATCTAAGAAATCCAACTCTTGTGTAAATGTAAGACCATGCTCAGAAGCACCACGAACAGCATCAATAACTGAATTGATATCTGCATATGGTTTCCACACACCTTCTGCATTTTTTGGTGCATATGGCCTGGTATTGTGAAAAGCAACCAAAGCTGAAGCGAGTGTTTCAGGTTTTGATTTGGCAGTTGATTTACGTTTGTCTTTAGTTTCCGTCATGTATGTTTCTCCTTTCATACTACAAACGATTAGCTGGTTATGTATATTCGCTTTGCTCCTCTCTTGTCACGTTTGACTGCTAGAGTGTTGCAATGCACCTCACGTTCATTGTCAGCTACCAATGACTTGAGGCTTTTGGCGGCAGTTGCATTACGATCTGCCGCTTCTTTTGTTTCTATGTATTCGTGTGCCAGACTTACAAACTGATTGTCAGTATTAGCATCACGGGCAACCATGTCATTGATTTTGATATAATCAATACTTGGCATGTCAGGAATATCTGGATTGACTGGTTCAATATTATCGGTCACAGACTGCCAGAAATGTTGAATGTGTTGGATCAATAGCCCTTGATACTCTTGGTCTGCATCTATCTTTACATAATCATGCTTTTGATTACCAAAGATGCACGACAGATACATGGATGATATGGCTGATATCTGCATGTAAAACTGTAGTTGGGGCATGTACCGATCAAGTTGTTTGGTCATGTTTGTTGTTTGATTAGTATGCTTGCACTCCAAACCAATGCGTTGTCCATGTTCTGTAAATACACCATCAAGCGTACCTCGACATGGAACATCATTCCACATCATGTTGAATACTTCTTGCTCTGACACCTCTACTTGTTTTTTCCTGGCAAACAGTTGGACATTGAATGGCTCAGTGAATATGCCTAGTTGTACTGGTAATACATCAGACAAATCATCTGGTTCTTTGCGTCCTGTTTTCTCCATCCACAGTGAATATAAATCACCATCGACAATTCGGACAGCATCACTGCCACCGATAAATCCAGTTCTATCTTGCATTGTGAGTTCTCCTTTACTCGTTCTTTGTATCAGGTGTTTGCCCTGTTAACAACCTTTCTTTTGCTTTTTTTGGTATACGAATCAACATGTTACCAAGCGCGGCAGGTAGTTCTCCACTATCAATCATTGCTTGTGTTTCTGCAATATGTGCATCACAGCTTTCAAGTGTGAATGGATTACCTGTTCTTTCTTCTGTCTCTTTGTTCTTTGGGTTAGCAAGATGTCGATCAATAGACTCATGATTATGAACCCACTCAGCACTTACCTTGCCAGCAACCTTCGACACAAGATGCGGTGAAAACCAGACACGAAACTCTTGAGCAGAACAACAACGATCATAAACTTTACCAACCAGCAAAGAAAATACTTCCTCATTTGGTATGCGATTATCCAAACTTTGATTAAGTGTTTTTCTAAGCTGTCGATAATACTCTTGTTGTGAGTCTTTGTTGGAACGAATATGTTTTGGGCATGCATACAATGTTGCCATTTTTTGTATGAATAGCTTGTGTATGATCTGCTCACGTTGATGATGATTGAGTTCCATTGTTCTTTTTCTTCATACGTTGTTTATATTGTTTGATATTGTACATGACTGTTGTGTGGTCACGCTCAATCATTTCACCAATCTCAGGTGTAGAAAATCCACGTTCCTGTAACATAAAACAAATTTTCTGTCGGGTT